ATCAAAAAGTACAAGTCGGACACCATAGCCTACACTAAATAAAATTACATTTATGACCAAAAAATTAGAAGAACTACTCAACCTTCCAGAGTCTCAAGAAATAGTAAAAGAAGAACAAGAGAAATCTAAGGCTGAAGACGAAAAAGCACAAAAGAAATCGCAAAGTATTAATCAGCAAAAAAGCACAATGAGAGATATTGCCGAGTTTGATAAGATTGCGGCGGCACTACCAAAAGTTGAAGGATTGGGAGAAATGGGCGATTCTGAATTAGATGACGTGGGTACCAGAGCAATAAATGCCTATGAGGATTTAATGGATTTAGGTATGAATGTGGAAAGCAGATACTCTGCTCGTATATTTGAGGTTGCAGGCAATATGTTGAAAACAACACTTGACGCCAAAGTAGCAAAAATGGATAAAAAATTAAAGATGGTTGATTTACAACTTAAAAAGCAAAAACAAGACCAAAAAGCGGGCGATTCCGACACTAATGTGGTACAAGGCGAAGGATATGTGATATCAGACCGTAATAGTTTATTGGAAAAACTTAAAAAGATGGATAAATACAACAAAGCAGAAAAAGATGACAAAAATGACAAGTAAATTTGAACAATATCTAGCAGAAAGCACAAAAACGTACCCATTCAAAATTGGGGTAGCGGGTGATTTGCCAGAAGGTTTTGCTGACACTTTAGAAACAGCACTACAAAAATTCGTAGTTGTAAAAATGGGCAACGGTAAAAAAACTCCAATACAAAAAAGACCATTGGATTTTCCTGCTCTAGAAAATGAAAGAACTACATATTTTGAAACAGAATTACAATACCCAACAACACCACAAGTTCTACAACAGTACATCAAAACATACACTAATCTTCCTGAGAGTCATATAATTGTGAGAAATCCAAATGAGCCTCAAGAAGAATATCAAGCAGAAAAATCAGATGCTCCATATGAAGCAAAATTAAATTCAGCATATGAAGACAGCAAAGACGAACAAAAGTCAGCAGGTTCTATGAGAGTTATGGAGTTGTTAAAAGAATTAGAAAAAGCACGTAAAGAAAGACCAGCACCAGATGCCGCTTCAGATATCAAACCAGGCGGTAACGTTATGCCAAACGAAGGCGACAGCAAAAACAAAATGTCACCTATTTCAGGCAAGTCGAAAGGTAAATAATAACATGGACATAAGAGATTTTTTAACAAAAATAGATGCTATTCAAAGTAAAGAGCAAATGAAAGAAGATGTAAAGAAAATACATCTTAACGAAGCATCACAAGTAATGTTGTATGGAGATACTCCAGAAGACATGAATGCTATCGCACAAATTTTTAAAAACGCAGGAGTAACTCCTCCAGCACCAGTTGAAGGTCCAAAGCCAGAAGAAGCAGAAGCAGAAGAAGTTTCAGCAACTGAAGAAGTTCCAGGCAAAGCATCAACAACACCTGAACCTGAGTACAAAGACACACAATACATGACAAAAGATTTATCAGGTGGTCCAAACAGAATTCAAAAAACTTATCCAAAAGTTGCAGGTGGAGATAATCCAATGGCACTTAAAACGGATGAAGAAATTGAATCTTCAATTAAAGAAACACTAGTTCAAGCATACCAAGACTTCAAAAAAAAAGACTAGAACGTAGCCTTACAAAACCAGAAGAAAAAGCAAAAGAAAAGTACGTCAAAGGTATGAAAAAAGCCAAAGGCGATTTTAAAGACCGTTATGGTGACGATGCTGAAGCAGTAATGTATGCAACTGCTACCAAAATGGCAAAGAAAAACGCATAATCAAAAAGCAATACACCACCAATTTTCAGCATAAGTATTATATATGAGTAATAAAAGTTTAGACGGTGTCCTTACCAAAAAAGCACACCAACGTGAAAGGTTCACAGAAGAACAGATAGCAGATTTAGTTGCCTGCTCAGATGAGAAAACTGGCTTCGAAGCATTTGCTAAAAAGTTTTTCTTTATACAACATCCTGTAAAAGGAAAATGTATATTTGAACCTTTTGCTTATCAAACAAGATTGCTTCACAGTTATCACGATTTTAGATTCAATATTAATATGCTACCAAGACAAAGTGGTAAGACTACAACTGCCGCTTGTTATCTTTTATGGTACGCAATGTTTCATCCAGATCAAACTATTCTAATCGCGGCACACAAATACACAGGTGCTCAAGAAATTATGCAACGTATAAGATATGGTTACGAACTATGTCCTGACTTTGTGAGAGCAGGTGTTACAAACTATAACAAAGGTTCAATGGAATTTGAGAATGGTTCACGTATTGTATCGGCAACCACAACTGGTAACACAGGAAGAGGTATGTCAATATCTTTACTATACTGTGATGAGTTTGCGTTTGTAAACCCAGGAATAGCACAAGAGTTTTGGACTTCTATTTCACCAACACTGGCAACAGGTGGACGTGCAATTATTACATCAACACCTAACTCAGATGAAGATGTATTTGCCACTATATGGAGAGAAAGTCAAAACAAATTTGATGAACATGGTAACGAACAAGAATTAGGAATAAACGGTTTTCATGGATACACAGCAAGTTGGGACGAACATCCTGAACGAGATGAAGAATGGAAAAAACAAGAATTAGGACGTATTGGTGAAGAAAGATTTAGACGTGAATACGGTTGTGAATTTTTAGTTTATGATGAAACATTGGTTAACAGTTTAATACTAACAACTTTAGAAGGTACTGATCCAATTTTAAATATGGGGCAAACACGTTGGTACAAAAAACTTGATCCCCATGCCACTTACGTTGTAGCATTAGATCCAGCAATGGGTACTGGTGGAGACAATGCCGCAATAGAAGTATTTGAATTGCCTACATACAAACAAGTAGCGGAATGGAAACACAACACAACACCCATTCCACAGCAAATAAGAATAATGCGTGACATATGTAATTACATCAAAGAAGAAACGAAATCTTCAGGCTCAAACATTTATTGGAGTGTTGAAAACAATACCATAGGTGAATCAGCACTGTTAGTGATTAACGACTTTGGGGAAGATTCTATACCCGGACTATTTGTATCAGAACCAATAAGAAAAGGACACATAAGAAAATTTAGAAAAGGTTTTAATACAACACACAAAACAAAAATTAGTGCTTGTTCAAGATTAAAAAATATGGTTGAGAAAGAAAAATTAAAAATTTATAGTAAACCACTGATCAGTGAACTGAAAAGTTTTATTGCCGCAGGTTCATCATTCAAAGCAAAATCAGGTCAAACTGATGATTTAGTGAGTGCTACACTGTTAATAATGCGTATAATCAGTGTGCTAAAAGATTGGGATCCAAAAATTTACACATCATTCAGCCAAGCAGATGAAGACACAGCAGACAAGGTGATGCCAATGCCTATATTTGTGAGCCACTAACAGATAAATACACTATATGAACTTAAATGTTATAGCAAAAGACCTTTTTAACAAGATTAGAGGGAATTTCCCTCAGGTTACATTGGGCGATTCACAGGGTAAAGCAACCACTGAACCCACTGAAGCAAGGTTTTTTGACTTCGATTTCAAAGAGGGCGGAAACACTCTAGGAAAGGTAAGTATTAGCATAAGTGAAGAAGATGGCTTGGTTGTGATGCACAGCAAAGACTTTGTAGAGCAGTCAGATGAGCCATTAAAACACGGTTGGTACAACTTTTTAAAAGAATTAAGAGGTTTTGCCAAAGCAAGAGTGCTTGGGTTTGATACAAGAGATATCACAAAAAGTAATCTTGAAAAAAGAGACTACGATTTTTTAGGACAAGGAAAAGAGGTAGAAAAAGTGAGCGAATCAAATTTATACGGTACAACAAAAACAAGTTTTCAATCTGTGGGCGAAGCACGTTTAGTAATTAAACATTCTGCTCCAGTAAATCCAGCAGTAGCAGGTGGTAGAACACACAGAATAGAATCTCTTTTCATAGAAAACAATGCAGGCGAAAGATTCAAATATCCATTCAAACATTTGAACGGTGCTAGAGCAATGGCACGTCACGTATCAGAAGGCGGTAATCCATTTGACGACTTTGGTAAACATATTTCTGAAATGAGTTCAGAACTTAACCAATTAAGAAAATTTAAAACATACATGAACAGATCAAGTGTGATGGCAGAAGGTCTAAAACAATATCAATCTGTTGTGGATGAAAGAATTGAAGAAATCAAATCAAATTGTTTAAAACTACAAAAACAATCAGCATACAAAGAATCATTTGAAAGTTATAGCAAATCAGAATTAGCAGAAGTTCCAGAAGATGTTAAACAATCTTGGATAGATGAATTAACAATTAAGACATTCAACGAAGAATTACAAGATGTATTTCCTTACATCTACAAACTAGTTTCTGAAAGAACAGCAATAGAAGAATTAGGTCCAACATCATTTGAAGCACATGGATATCAAGGTGGAACAGAACCAAGATCATTAAAATATGATTTGGTTGGCGACTTTGATCCTGAGAATCCAGTTGGAGACATGGATGTAGATAACATTCAAAACTTATTATCCAAAGCAGGAATATCAGCAGATGTACAACCAGATGAATCTAGATTCCAGGGCGTAGTTGTACACACAGATACAAATCCAGAAGAAGTTGAAAAAGTTTTAGGCGGAATGATTGAGACTGTGGATAACTTTCATGAATTTGAATCAGCAATGGATGACATTGTAAGAGAAGACAATGGTTTATTTTCAGATGATGCTGAGGAACAACAACAAGCACTAGAACAATTAAACAAATTAATGGCTAAACATTTTCCAGCAGGTGTAAATGGCACAAACGGTATTGAAAGTTTAGCAGGTATAATTGATGATCAAGAATTAAATTCACAAATTCAAAAAGCGGCAAAAGAAAATTCAGACGCTTGTATGCGTCCAATAATAATGGATTATGTATCACAAAAAGATCCTACACTGGTTTCAAAAATTGACACAGGTGATATGAACAATGAGCCTAAAGAAGAGGACGTTGCAGAAGGTCATTATCCACATATCAAAAGTTTTGATAAACTTTATGGCATAAAGGATATACAACAATACAAAGCCATGGCGGATGATGCACAATCAATGGACATGGAAGAATTCAAGGACACATACAACAGTACGATTGATATGGCTGGAGATTTTTATCAAGATCATCAAAAAAATGAAGCAATAACATTTGAAGACATTAAACCTTATGTGTCTATGTACAAGGGTGATGATGGTAAGATGGTGTATGATGTATTAGGTAAAGATGGTGAATCAGTAGAAAAATTTGGTGATGCCAAAGCGGCAATGGCTTATTTGAAACAGAATTTCGACAAATTAAGAAAAGGTGCTGATGTACAAAAAGAAAATGATACAGATTACGAAGGATCATTTGATTATGAACTAACAGGTGATGATGGAGAAATGGCTCACGGTACAATCAAATACAAAGCAATCAACGGACAAGTTGATCCTAAAAGTTTAGAAGGTGAATACACATACGATGGCAATCATAAAATTGACGACGATACAGCAGATGAAATGATTAAGCCAGGTGGCTCAGAACACGAAGAAGCATTGAAAGCCGCACAAGAAGATTATGATCACGTATCAGACAAGATGCGTTCAAAATTTGGTATGGAAGACAAAGAAGATAAAGCATTCAACAACAAAGAAGAAACTGTGGAAGACTTTGTAAAAAGTTTCTTTGACTACACTTCAAATCAATTTCCTAAAGGCGAAACAGCAGTATTAACTTCAGTAGAAAAGAAGTTTGGTGACAGTGCTGTATCAACTGCACAGGAAACAATCAAAGACTTAATGGCAAATAAAGACCCCGAGATTGCCAAAATCAAAAGATTAGCAGGCGTTCAGTAATTAAGTTTACCAATTCAGGTTGACTAAATAGTAATATTAGTATATATTTGACAATATGTTTGTCTTGTGCTATACTAATATTTTAAAGGCACATAATATAATAATAACAGGCAATAAAGGAGGCTTAAATTATGGCAACACTACAAGAGATAAGAGCAAAACTGAAAGAACAAGAATCTAAATCAGGTGGCTCTAATTCAAGAACAGGCGGAGACAACGCCATTTACCCATTTTGGAATCTAAAAGAAGGAGAGCAGGCAACTGTTCGTTTCTTGCCAGATGGTGACAAAGAAAACACTTTTTTCTGGAAAGAAAGGTTAATGATCAAATTACCTTTCGCAGGAATTAAAGGTGAAACTGATTCAAGACCAGTTCAAGTACAAGTTCCATGTATGGAAATGTACGGCGAGTCTTGTAATATCTTATCCGAAGTAAGAGGATGGTTCAAAGATCCTAAATTAGAAGATTTAGGAAGAAAATATTGGAAGAAAAGAAGTTACATTTTCCAAGGTTTTGTAAAAGACGATCCAATCGGTGAAGAAAACACTCCAGAGAATCCAATTAGAAGATTCATAATTGGTCCACAAATATTCCAAATAATTAAAGGAGCATTGATGGATCCAGATATGGAAGACCTTCCAACTGATTCTGTGAACGGTGTTGATTTTAGAATTATCAAAACATCCAAAGGCGGATATGCTGATTATTCAACATCAACATGGTCTAGAAAATCTACCCCATTAACAGAAGAAGAAAACAAAGCGATTGAAAGCAATACTCTTTTCAATCTTAGTGATTTCCTTCCAAAAAAACCTAGCGAAGTAGATGTTAAGGTTATGAAGGAGATGTTTGAAGCATCTGTTGACGGTGAAGCATATGATCAAGATAAATTTGGTTCATATTTTAGACCGGCAGGCTTGTCATCAAGAACTGGTGATCCAGTAACTCCGAAAGCAGAAACTCCAGCACCAGCGGCTGAAGTGAAAGCACAACCGGTTGCTGAAACAAAGCAAGAAGCACCAAAGCCAACTGCTGAATCAAGCGGAAAAGCAGAGGACATCTTAGCAATGATAAGAGCAAGACAACAAAAATAATAAGCACATTGTGGGGAGGCAACTCCCCACACAACTTAAAGGTAAAAAATTATGGTAAAAGCATTTGACGTTAGTAAGTTTAGAAAAACTTTAACAAAATCCATCACTGGAATGAGTGCTGGGTTTAATGATCCAACAGATTGGATCTCTACAGGCAATTATGCACTTAACTATTTGGTGAGTGGTGATTTCCAAAAAGGTATTCCATTAGGAAAAGTAACTGTGTTTGCAGGAGAATCGGGTGCAGGTAAATCATACATCTGTGCAGGTAATATTGTGAAACACGCACAAGAGCAAGGCATATTTGTTGTGTTAATTGATTCAGAAAATGCACTTGATGAAACTTGGTTAAAAGCATTAGACGTAGACACTGATGAAAAGAAATTATTAAAACTTAATATGAGCATGATTGATGATGTTGCTAAAACAGTGTCAACTTTTATGGATGACTATAGAGCAATGAATGAAGAAGACAGACCAAAAGTATTGTTTGTAATTGATTCGTTGGGTATGTTGTTGACTCCAACTGATGTTGATCAGTTTCAAAAAGGTGATATGAAAGGTGACATGGGTAGAAAACCTAAGGCACTTACATCACTTGTTAGAAACACAGTAAACATGATTGGTTCACATAATGTAGGACTTGTATGTACTAACCACACATACGCATCACAAGATATGTTTGATCCAGATGATAAAATATCAGGTGGACAAGGATTTATCTACGCATCATCTATCGTAGTAGCAATGAAGAAATTGAAACTAAAAGAAGATGAAGCAGGTAATAAGATTAGCGAAGTACGTGGTATTAGAGCAGGCTGTAAAGTTATGAAAACTAGATATGCTAAACCTTTTGAAGGTGTACAAGTAAAAATTCCATATGAAACTGGAATGAATCCTTACTCAGGACTTGTAGATCTTTTTGAGAAAAAAGGTATATTAGTAAAAGACGGTAACAGACTTAAATATGTTGATTCAAAAGGAACAGAAACAAAAGAATATCGTAAAGTTTGGGAAAGCGGTGGAGAATTGCTGGACAATATTATGAAGGAATTTGTTGATACTGATTCTAATGAAACTGAAAAAGAAACCGTTAACGCAGTTGAGGAATAATGATTGAAGGAATTCAAGTAATTGAAATTTGGCAATTTTTTAGAGAGTACATGGATAGAAAACAACCTGTCGAAGTAATTGCTGAAAAATTTGTAGATTTGATGGCAGACTATGGTATATCTGATGAAGA